GCAGACCCGCGCCTCGGCGCTGCTGCAGGAGCATTCCGATGTGGTGCTGTTCGCAAACTACGAGATCTCGGTCACAAAATCCGATGTTGGCTTCAACAAGAAAGTGACCCGGGCGCTGGGGTCCGGTGCGCGCGTCATGCACACCGAAGAGCGCCCCGCCTTCCTCGCCAAGAACCGTTACGGCCTGCCGGACACCTTGCCACTTGAGTGGTCGGCGTTCGTGGCCGCAATGCCCCACCCCGAGTAATCTGGACCTGAAAGGATACGACCATGGCACGTTTTGATACCGCATTTGATGCCTCTGGCATCGAGCCCACCACCGCCTACGAGCTGCTGCCTGCTGGCAAATACAGCGCCCAGATCGTCGAGAGCGAGATGCGCGTGACCCGCAATGGCATGGGTCAGTTTCTCTGGCTGATGCTGGATATTCTGGATGGCCCGCATAAAGGCCGGAAGATCTTCGATCAGCTAAATCTGGTGAACCCGAACCCGACTACGGTCGAGATTGCACAGCGCACGCTGTCGGCGATCTGCCATGCGACGGGCAAGATGCAGGTGAGCGACAGCGAGGAATTGCACCTGATCGCGATGACGATCCAGGTGAAAGTGAAGCCGCCGAAGAATGGCTACGGCGAAAGCAATACGATCACCTATCTGGCGCCTGCAGCAAGTATTGCGTCTCCTGCAAAGGCCACAAAGCCTGCGCCCGATCCTGCCGCCGCAGCTGCCGCCCCGCCCAAGATGGCCTCTGCGCCCTGGAACAAGAAGGGCTGATCTACCGCGCTGCCCTGTCCCCCTGAGAGACGGGGCAGCGCCCAAACCCATCTGAGGATACTCCCATGACTGACCTGACCAACACAGCCCCTGTGGCTGTGATCAGCCCCGGCATGTCTGAAGACCAGCGCCGGTTGATCAAACTCGACGACGATATCGCCAAGATCCGCACGCAGATCGCGACCGCTGATCTGGCACGCCAGCGGGGCCAAAAGCCGATTGATCCTGACTGGTTCCACCGCGCGCGCACGGCGCTGCGCCATCTTTGCCGCGAACGGTCCGAACTGCTGGCGAAGGGAACCGGCCGCCGTCGTCGCGAGAAGCTGAAGGACGCCCTGATTGGCGTTCTGCGTGACCGCCATGATCGTGAGACCTGGGCTCAGATTCTGTCTGAGGCCCAGGCCCGCAGCGAACGGGAGGGTTTGTGATGGCTGATCTTCCCGCACCGCCCACGCCGACACTCTCGGCCATTTATGCGTCTTATGAAGCCCGGCAGGGTGATGGCTTCCGCGATCACCTCGGCGCGTCCATCATCGGCAAATCCTGCGCACGCGCTCTCTGGTATGATTTCCGCTGGGTCACACCGACACGCTTTTCTGGCCGCCTGCTGCGCCTGTTTGAGACCGGCCAGCTGGAAGAGGACCGGATGGTCCGCAACCTGCGTGCCACCGGGGCGACGGTTCTGGAGCTGGATCCGGAAACGGGACGCCAAATCCGCGTCGAGGCCCATGGTGGGCATTTCGGCGGCTCGCTGGATGGCGTGGCGCTCGGCCTGCTCGAGGCCCCGAAAACCTGGCATGTGCTGGAGTTCAAGACGCACGGCACAAAGAGCTTTGCCGATCTGACTGCGAAGGGCGTGGTGCTGTCGAAGCCCCAACATGCCGCGCAGATGCAGATATACATGCACCTGACGGGCATCACCCGCGCGCTCTACATGGCGGTCTGCAAGAATACCGACGCGTTGCATATCGAGCGGATCGAGGCTGATGGCGCGATGGCCGAGCGGCTGCTGGACAAGGGTGGCCGTGTCATCTTCGCCCAGCACCCGCCTGCGCGGATCAGCGAGGCCCCCGCGTGGTTTGAATGCCGGTTCTGTGATCACCATGCCGTGTGCCATGAGGGCGGTGGGGCCGCCGTGACCTGTCGGTCCTGCCTGCACGCGACGCCGATCAAAGGCGGGTGGCATTGCGCCCGGCACGACCGGATGCTCGCGCCTGTCGAGCAGCGCGCGGCCTGCGACAAACATCTCTTCATCCCTGATCTCGTTCCGGGTGAGGTCATCGATGCGGGCGAGGACATCGTCACTTACCGCATGGCCGATGGCTCCACCTGGTCAAATGACTCCCGTACTACGGAGGCCACGCCATGCTGACTTTGCGCCCATATCAACAAGCCGCGATCACCGCTATTTATAGCTATTTCCAGACCAATACCGGCAATCCGCTGGTGGTGATGCCCACTGGCTGCCACGAAGCAGGAACGCAGATCCTCATGTTCGACGGCAGCACCAAGGCAGTGGAGGACATCGTTGTCGGCGACACGCTTTTGGGGCCAGACAGTGGCCCTCGGCGCGTCCTGCGTCTAGCCCGTGGGCATGAGCCGCTCTATCGGATCACGCCAAAGAAGGGCGAAGCCTTTGTGGTTAATGAAGGGCACGTCCTTTCGCTCCAGACCACAAACGAGGGCAAGGCACACGCCTGCTCGACCACCGGACGAGAGATTGAAAACGTCACTGTCGGCGATTGGCTGAGCCGATCAAAGTCGTGGAAGCATCTACGCAAGCTTCGTCGTGCTGCTGTTGAATTCCCTGGCCTTGGCGACCCGCCGCTTGACCCCTGGTGCATCGGGGTTTTGCTCGGCGATGGTTGCGTTATCAGCGGCGTTTCAATCTGCAATCCAGATTTTGAGGTCCTGCGGGAGTTCGAAGAGAAGATGACGGCACTGGGGTTGAACCTGCGCTGGACGCAAAAGCCGAATAACAAGGCCTATGATGCCTTCTTCACGGATCCGCTGGCCAATTCGTGTAGACCAAATCGCGTCATGGCGATCCTGCGCGATCTTGGGATAGCGGGATGCCGTTCCGATACGAAATTCGTTCCGGACATCTACAAGCGAGGCAGCCGACAAGTTCGCCTGGAAGTGCTGGCAGGCCTGATCGACACCGACGGTCATTACGATGGCAAGCTTTTCGATTTCATCTCAAAGTCCCGTCAACTTGCCAAGGACGTTGTTTTCATCGCACGAAGCCTTGGTCTCTTTGCCAAGGCAAGCGAATGCCGCAAGGGTTGTCAGACGGGTGCGTTTGGCACCTATTGGCGGGTGCCGATATCAGGCGACATCGACGTCGTTCCGACGCGGGTTCCTCGCAAGCGGGCTGCGCCTCGACGCCAGAAAAAGAACCCGCTTGTAACGGGCTTTGATGTTGCGCCGATTGGCGCGGGCGCATTCTACGGGTTCACGCTGGATGGGGACCATCTCTACCTTACGGTAGACTTTGTGGTTCACCATAACAGTGGCAAGTCCATTGTGATCGGCTCATTCGTCGAAGACGTGCTGAAAGCATGGCCCGACCAGCGCATTCTGATCGTGACCCATGTGCGCGAGCTGATCGCTCAGAACCACGCCGAAATGATCAGACTCTGGCCTGACGCGCCAACGGGCATCTACTCAGCGGGCTTGGGCAAGCGCGAGGCGCAGGCCCGCATTTTGTTCGCAGGCATCCAGTCGATCCACCGCCGCGCGCAGGAAATCGGCCATACCGATCTGGTGTTGATCGACGAGGCGCATCTCATCCCGGGCAACTCCAGCACCATGTACCGGCGTTTCCTCGATGGGCTGACCCGGATCAACCCTGCGCTGAAGGTGATTGGGCTCACGGCCACGCCATTCCGTGTTGATTGCGGCATGCTGCATGAAGGCAAGTCGGCGCTCTTCACCGACATTGCTTATGAAGCGCCTGTGTGCGATCTGATTGATGCAGGCTATCTCAGCCCTCTGGTCTCGAAACAACCTGCAACCCGGCTCGATGTATCGAAGGTCGGCAGCCGCGCCGGTGACTTCATTGCGCGTGATCTGGCGACCGCCGTTGATCAGGACGCCATCACTCGGGCCGCTGTCAGCGAGATCATCGAACACGGGCGCGGGCGCAAATCCTGGCTTGCCTTCTGCTCAGGCGTTGAACACGCCCGCCATGTGGCCGAGGAGTTCAAGAGCCGCGGTATCTCTTGCGCTACCATATTCGGCGATACGGCCAAGCACGAGCGGGATGCGATCATCGCTAGCTTCAAGCGCGGCGAGATCCGGGCGCTCGCTTCCATGGGCGTGCTGACCACCGGCTTCAACGCGCCAGCGGTCGACCTCATCGCCATGCTGCGCCCGACCAAATCGGCAGGCCTTTATGTGCAGATGGCGGGCCGTGGTACGCGGCTTGCGTCCGGCAAGCAGAACTGCCTTGTGCTCGACTTCGCCGGCAATGTCAGCCGCCATGGCCCCATCGATCTGGTGCGCCCGAAACGGCCTGGCACGGGCGGAGACGGCGTTGCGCCCACCAAGGTCTGCCCGGAATGTGACAGCATAATCGCGCTTTCGGCGACGGAATGCCCCGACTGCGGCTACGTCTTCCCGGCCCGTGAGGTGAAGATCGCGCCCAGCGCTGCCACGCTGCCGGTTCTGTCGCCCAAGGTTCAGTGGCTGCTGGTCCATGGCGTCTCCTATAGCCGTCACGACAAGCAGGGCGGGCAGCCCTCGCTCAAGGTCACCTACAGTTGCGGGCTCAAGTCCTACAGCGAATGGGTCTGCATCGAGCATCAGGGTTATGCGCGCCAGAAGGCGACCGAATGGTGGCGCAAGCGTGCACCCGGTGTTCCCGTTCCACTTAGCGTCGACGAGGCCATTGCGCAGGCAAACTGTCTCTCACGTCCCAACGAAATCTCGGTCCGCCCATCGGGCCGCTATTTTGAAATCTCCGGTTACAGGTTCGATCCATGCGCCAAACCCACCCCGGCCTCTGCGCCGTCTGCCACCGGGAATCTCGTGGCTTTGGCTGGTTCAACGCAAGTTTCCGCATCTCGGACCAGCGGCGGGACGCAAGCCGCAAGTTCCTCTGCAGCCGCAAGTGTCAGGACATCTGCCATGGGAGGAAGGGCATGATTGATGCGACCCCCAATGAGAGTGAGGCGATGAGTGTCGGTGGCCAGCAAGGCGGCGAATACCTTGAGAGTATCGCCAAATCCGATCTTGCCACGCTGACAGAGACCGAGTGGGACCGCTTCATCGATGCGGTCGTCACCGGATATTGCGACCACCTGCGCGAGCGTGCGGCCCAGGACCGCAAACGTCTCGACGCCATGACCCCCGAGGTGCCCTTTTGATGACCGAGACATCCTTCATGGCGCGTTTCGGCGCGCGGCTTGTCACCAATGGCTATGCCATCCTGCCGATCGGCCCGGGCACCAAGAAGCCCGGACAGTTCAAGCGCGGTGCCTGGGTGGATTACCCTGAGTGGAACCGGCATGCAGAACGC